CACCAGCCAGACCGGGCTACCCCCCGGCGGCTTCTTCAACTATGCGGACCAGCTCAGGAGCCAAGGTCCCGCGGCGTGCGACTACTACTTCGCCGTGGGAAGCTCGGCCGCTTTCACCAGCCCCGGGACCTATACCTCGCCCATTTTTGACACGCTCTTTGCCACTCCAGCGGCCGGACCATTCACGGTGAGCATGACGACGGTCGCGGGAACCAGCATCGCCTATGCGGTCGGGTCATCGACATTACCGACGGGGCCTTTCAAGAACTACACAGCAATCGTTCCGGGCGGCACCGTCCCATTTCAGGATCGCTACTGGCAGTACATGTCCACCTATACGACCACGGTTGCGACTCAGACCCCGGTCGAGGCCAGCGTGCTCATGATCGCCTTCAGCACCGGCGACTACTACTCGCCAGTGCATTTCATCGGGAACAAGATCACCTCCTGGAAGACAATTGACTTCACCGACACGCAGGACCCGGCTTGGCTGCTCAACTTCTACGTCAGGTCATCGACGGGCAGCTTCAGCATCCTAAGCTCGACGCCCGCCTGGACGTTGCAGCTCAACCATCAGACCATCACCGTCTCGACGGGGCCATACTTCCAGTATCGAATGGAGATTTCCTCGACAACGCGCTCGACACAGACGGCCTCGGTGGGCCGGTCGGCGGTCAACTGGCAGGAAGGAACCAGTGTTCCGCTGGCAAGCGGATGGATCGACCACCGTTACTTCCTTTGCGGGATGTTCTCGACCTCGACGGTGATAAACGACAGGTGTCTGGTCTTAATGCAGAACCATAAGTGGTCAACTTGGTCCGGCCCGGCGCCGGCGGCTATGACGCTATTCGACAACAACCTGATCGTCGGCAGCGGGAACTCCGATTCCTCCATCTGGAAGATCATGCAGCCTGGCGTCTACTCCGACGACGGGGCCGCCATCGACTCCTACTGGGTCACGAAAGACTTCACTTGGAGCAATCCTTACGAGAACAAGGCGCTGACTGAGATATGGACCGATGCCTACCAGGTCGCCGGCGGCTCGATGACCGTGAGCTACGCGGCCAACAAGAGCCCGACCTGGACGGATCGGACGGTGAACCTTGACGGGACGGCCAACTATATCACCAAGCGCATCCCAATCCCGGCCGGCAACCCCATCGGCAAGTTCTTCCGCTTCAAGTTCGCCAGCGACAGGCTGGATCAGTATTTCCGCCTCAACAATTTCGGGATTTTCACGCAGATCAAGCCGCGCATGTCGGACTACTGAGGGAACCATATGCCAAGCGCCCCGCTCGAATTCACGCCGGAGCTAACACAGGACTTTTACAACAAGCTCGCCCGACCCATCCAGCAGCAGGGCGCCGCCGATGTCGGCACGGCGCGCAGCGAATCCTTGGCCCGCGGCTTGACGGGTGATCCCTTCGAGGCGCAGATGACCGGCGCCGCCCGGGCCAACACGGCCAATCAGCTCTCCGATACCTGGGCCAACATGAATTACGCCCAGGCCGGCCTCCAGGAGCAGGAGCGCATGACGGGCCAGCAGAACACCTGGCAGGCGGAGCAGAGCGCGCTGAACCGGCAGACCGAATTGCAGATGGCCGCGCAGGGCTACGCGAACACGCGCGACCTGCTGGCGACGCAGAATCGCTACGCCCAGCAGCAAGCTCCGTGGAACATTCTCGGCTCCGCCGTAGGGACCGCCGGAGGAATTGCGGCCGGCCGGGCGATTTAAGGGAGGTAGATATGCCAGGCGACTATGGCTCATCGGCTTTCGAGAATGCGCTTGCCACGGGCATGCAGCTCGGCATGCGGAGCAAGGAGCGGCAGGTAAAAGCGGCGCAGGAATTGCAGGACAAGCGCGACAGCTACGCCATCCAGGGCATCGACTACGACAAGATGCAGAAGGATGAGGTCTACCGCTCGCAGATCATGGCCCGCCCCGAGAAGGCGCAGGCGGCGGCGAAAGCCGAGGAGTTGGCGAAGCAGGGCATCGCCCCGACCGAGCAGCACCCCTACGAGGTCATGGCCGGCCGGGCGTCCGCGAAGCAGGAGTCCGACCTCGAATTGTCGATGGCCAAGGCGAAGGAGGCCGGCGCTGGTGCTTCCGCGGCAACTGCCCGCGGCGGGCTCTACGAGCAGCAGGCCGCCCTGGACAAAGAGAAGCGCCTGCATCCGGAAAGGTTCGCCAGCCGCACCGGGATGGACCACGCGGAGGCGCAGACCGCGGCCGGCCGGCTCAAGCGATATGCGGTCCTCACCGCTCCGGGAACCGACCCGAACACCTTGAGCGCCGAGGACAAGGCGTTCGTGAAGGCATATAACAAGCATCTTCAGACCGGCGAGGAGTTCCAATACCAGGAGCCCGCGAAGGAACCCCCCGCGGGCCCCGGGGCGTTCAGCAGGGCCGCCTCGGCCGTAGGCAACGCCCTCATGCCCTGGCGCTCCCCGCAGGACGCCACTGAGGCCCGCATGGCGGGCGGGAAGTCCGACTCGCGTCCGATCATCACCGCCAAGCGCAAGGATGGCTCGACCGTGCGCGGCTACAAGAACCCCGACGGCTCGCTTGAGGTCATCCCTTGAGTGAAATTCTCAAGCCCGGCGAGTTCGAAGAGGCCCCGGCGAAGGCTGGGGCCGTCCTCCGACCGGGTGAATTCGAGGAGGTCGCGGCCGCGCCGGATTCCTTCCAGACCGTTCCGGACCCCTCAGCGCATACCCCCAGCGCCGCGGAGGTTGCCCAGCGTTCGGGGGAACTGGCCGGCAAGATCAAGGACGAGGCCAAGGCCGTAGGCGGCGCCCTGAGCGCGCCCTGGCGCGGCACGCGGGCCTTGGGCGTGGGTTCCGAGCGGCTTTTGCGCGGGGACACCCTGAGCCGGGCCGCCGAGCGCGCCGCGGCGGCCGTCAAGCCCGACTATGTGCCAATCCCGGGCGAGCGCAAGGGCGCGTTCCTTGGCGAGAACCTGGGCGCCATCGCCGCCACCGCGGGCCTGGGCGGGGCGGCCGTGCCCCTACAGACCGCCGCGGAGGCCGGCAAGGCGGGCGTCTTGGTCGGGACAGCCGGCCGAGCCGTCGGCCTCGCCAAGTACGCCAAGTCCGCCGCCGAGATGGCCGGCTTCAACGCTTCCTTCCAGGCCATCGACGACCTGGCCGCCAAGGGCACGATCGACCGGCGCGACATCGCCGTGTCCGCCGCGTTCGGGGGGCTCCTGGGGGTCGTCGGCGCCGGCGCGGGCGATGCCGTCCACTTGGCCCTACAGACGGCCCCGGCCAAGGCCATGCAGCGGATGTCCGCCGCGGTCTTCCCGTACATCCAGCAGGAGCTGCAGACGGCCAAGTTTCGGTTCAAGCGGGGCCTGGGTATCCCGCAGGAAACCGGCCTCGTCCCCGTCGATGTGAAGCAGGCGTTCGTCGAGGGAAAGCTCGGCTTGGCCGACGCCGCGCGGCACAGCCTTGAGCTATTCGATGACTCCGTGCGGGTTCAGGGCGGTCGTGTGTCGCCAGCGGAGCTGGCCCAGGCGCGGCTGGCGGTCGGCCGCGAGGTCTACAAGATGCTGGTGCAGTCGGGCATCCCGCCCGAGGTGGCCGGCCGGCGGGTCTTTGAGGCGTTGAAGGACACCGTGCCGATGAACCCGACGCCGGGGGAGAACGTCCCGGGCCCGCAGATGACGATGCCGGAGCCTGGCCCTACTGGATCGCCTGCGGCTCCGGAGCAACCGGCCCCAGCGCCCGCTGCGCCTCGTGAGCTGCCGACAGGTGCAGGAGGGACTGAATCCCCGCCACCTGCCCCTCAAACGACAGCTCCTGAAACTCCTGACTATCCAGAAAGTCAAGCAGCTGCTGCCTTGGGTGGAGTGCCCGCGCCGGCTGCTCCGGGGGAGTCGGCGGCGCCTGGTCCTGCGGGGCTTGAACCTGCGGCTGTTCCATCGCCCGATAGTTTAGCCTCCGCCGCCCGGATTGTCAAGGCCCCGGAGACGCGCGAGGCCCTGCTGGCCGCCGAGGCCAAGCGGCTCAAGATGGACCCGGCGGACCCGGCCCTGCCGGCGCGCATCCTGGCCGAGCATGAGACCCGCATCAAGGACGTGACCCGCGCCCTCGACGTGGCGGTGAACAAGAGCAACCCGGCGGCCGTGCGCGCTCTGGCGCACTCGCTCACGCGCGAGGGCATCCTGGCGGCCCAGATGCGCGGCGGGGGCGTGCCCGGCGACGTGATGCTGACTCTGAGCAACGCGCTGGACCGCCTGCGGCCCCTGAGTGAGATCGCCAAGCGCGCGCCGGCCGACATGACCCCGCAGGAGTTCATCGAGTTGAACCGCATCCGCCATCCGAGCTGGACCCGGCGCAAGCTGATCGCGGAGCACTGGAAAGCCATCGAGGCCCACCAGGACGCGGGCGGGGTCGTCTCGGAGCGGGTGAAGGAGGGCGTCGAGGAGATGTTGCGCGATGACCAAGCCCGCTCGGATCGCCGCGCCCTGAAGGCCACTGGATTCCAGCAGACCCCGGCGCTCTCAGCCGTGCGCGGGGGCAAGCGCCCGCCGGGGCTCGACAAGGAGAAGTTCCGCGCCGGCGGGTACCTCGGCGAATTCGGCGATGAGAAGAGCATCCCCGGGATCTGGAAGAAGGGCGGCTGGGGGCCGGACGACCTCGCCCGCAACCTGCATGCCGCGGGCATCATCCCGGAAGAGAGCCCGAATATGGCGATTGAGGCGTTGCGCCATGAGCACGAAACCAAGTCGCCGCTGCACATCGTCACGGGCCCGCGGCTGGTCGAGGGCGGCATGTCCGGCTACGCAGCCAGGGGCGCCTTCGCGAGCGACACACCCGCCCTGCCCAGCGAGTTCCACTTCCAGCCCATGCCCGGCGTGATGATCGTCAAGCTCGCCAAGGCCCTTACTGGCGACTGGCCACGCATCTCGCGGCGCATGGGCGCCGACACGCGCGGCCTCTTCGACGCGATGAGCGGACTCATCAAGATCAACCCGCTCGTCGCCCGCGACCCGGACCAGCTCGCCAAGACCATCGCGCACGAGATCGGGCACGCGGACGACTGGGCCGATGACCGCTTCATGGCCCGCGGCAACCTTATCGGCCGCCTCATCAAAGCCACGCGGACCTTCCTGGGCAACACGCACGGAAGCGTCACCGTGACCAACAAGGACCTGCGCGAGGAGCTTAAGGCCCTGAGCGCCTACTGGCGGCCCTGGGATGAGGCATCGGCGAGCCCCGGCTTCAAAGCCTACCGCAACTCGGCCAAGGAGCTTTACGCCGACGCGCTCTCCGTGCTCATCAACAGCCCCGGCACGCTTCAGGAAATGGCGCCCGGCTTCTACTCCAACTTCCTAGACCACCTCGACAAGCGGCCAACCTTCGCCAAAGCATGGTGGGAGCTCCAGGGCATCCTTAATGGGTCCGACGAGGATATCGCCAAGATGATCGCTGACGACCTTGTTGCGTCTACGCTCAAGGGCGATGAGGTCATGCGCGGCAATCGGATGCAGCGCGAGGCCCGCGAGTATAGCGTCGCCGAGCGTCTCATGTTCCAGTACAAGGACACGATGTACCAGGCGGTCAAGACGAGCGATGCGGCCAAGCTCAAGGGGATGCGCGTCAGCCCGGACAACGATCCCAAGTATGTCCTGGAGGAGGCGGGCCTCGGCAACAACACGACCGTCGGCCAGCTCGGCCGCATTCGTGACGAGGTGACGGGCCCGCTCAACGCGGCCGGCATCGACCGGCACGAGATCAACCAGTACGTCGCCATGAACCACTTCGCCTACAGCCGCTACACGTTGGAAGAGCGGCCGCCTGACGCGCCCGCGGCTTGGGTGGCCAAGAAGCTTCCCGTCGCCAACCCGCACGGCATCGACGAGAAAACGGCCGAGTTCATGCTCCGGCAGCAGGAGCGGCGCCTCGGCCCGGAGAGGTGGGCACTCCTTCAGGAACGCATCAAGCGGTTCCATGAAATCTGCTGGGAGTCCGTCGAGAAGGCCGGCGCGGTCGAGTATTATGACCCGGAATTCGTCAAGGGGCAGGCGAAGGATAATATGTACACCTACGCCCCCGTTGTCAACCTGCGCCATCTTGCGGAGAGCGGCCGGATCAGCCCCAACGTCTTTAAGGTCATCGGCACCTTCGAGGATGCGATGGGCTTCTTCGACGCCAAGGTGGCCAAGACCGCGGCGCTCAACAACGCCAACCAGTACCAGGCGGGCAAGCTCGCGCTCATCAAGCGGCTCAAGGAGATCGGCGGGGAAATATTCCCTACGGAATATCGGCGAACACCGCACGGCGACCGCGGGGCGGCCCTCCGGCGCGAGGGCTTCGAGCGCCTCGGGCTCCACGAAAAGGGCAAGTTCGTCGAGTACGACATCGACCCGTTCATGGCCAAAGCCTTCGAGCGGATGCCGGCCTACATGCGGGACGCCTTCGTGGACGCCATCGGCCTGCGGGCGGCCAACCCGGTTTCGCGGGCGCTGCTCACACACCTCAACGCCGGCTTCTCCCTCTTCACGGCGATGGCGCGCTACACCGGCAGCGGTCTGAAGAACCGCCCGGCGACGTTCGGCGAGGGGATCAACCCGCTCAACCTTATCAAGGACTGGGCCAAGTACAAGGCCGACTACTGGTTGCGGGCGCTCCCCGAGGCGCGGGCGCTGCTCCAGCGGGGCGAGCTCAGCCCGACGCTCCAGAAGATGGTGGAGAACTTCGAGTTCGACGTGCGCCGGCCTGGCTTCGGCACGGACGAATCGGCTGATCCGACTAGCTATATGATGCAGCGCCTTGGCCTCCTGGAGCCGGGGCCGTCGCAGCGCAGGGGCATCGGCCGGGTCCTGGATGTTGGCGGCCGCTATCTGGACTGGCTGAGCCGGGAGTCCTCCTCATTACTGCTCGCGCACAAGATCGTCGGCCAGCGCGCCCTGGAAGAGTCGGGCGTGGCCGGCAAGGAGCTGGCCTACCGAGTCCGCAATCATATGGGCTTGCCCTTCACGACCGGCCGGAAGGGCGTCAAGACGGAGACGACCAACGAGGTCCTTCTTTTCTCCAACGTGCTCGCCGAGCACTGGCGGCGCTTCCGCGAGGTTGCGTTCGTGGACCCCAAGACCCGCGGCGGATACTGGGCCAAGTCGCTCTACATGGACGTGCTGCCGACGGTGGCGACGTGGATGGCGGCCCACGGCGCCTTCGACCACGACGACACGCCCGCAGGCCACCGGATATCCGACCACTACCGGCGACTGAGCCGCTACTACCGCATGACATCCGCGCCCATCGCCGTCGGCGAGGCGACCGGCGGCAAGTACGGTTACAAGACCTCGGCGATTCCCTGGCCGGCGGATGAGGGCGGGCGGCCTATCCGCATCCTGACCTACAAGCTACTGGATGGGCTTTTTGAGAGCAATCATAAACACCTCGAAGATATCTTCAAGCTGGGCTTCGGGATGCTGCCCTCTTTCGCGCAAGAGCTTTCCATCGGCTGGAACTGGATGGCGTTCCTCTCCAAGATGCAGCCCTACGACTTCCATCGCGGGCGGCCGGCGATCCCGGAGAGCGTCGTGCGCCGTGGCGGCTGGCCGGCCTGGAAGAAGATGCTCGAATGGACCGTGGACCAGAGCGGGCAGGTCAACCTGTCCGCCTACGACCCGGCGCGGCGCAGCACGGCGGAGACCATCGTGCAGATGACCCCCGTGCTCAACCGGGCCCTGATCCAGACGGACTATGGCCTCACCGAGGAAGACAACGACCGCAAGGCCGACCGTCTGCGTCGGACGCTCCCGCGGAGGCCCCGCCG